CTCTACGCCCTGCCCTATCCCGATGATGCGGCCACCCCGCCCGACCTGCGCGCCCTAGAACCGTGCGCCGACGCCCTGCCTGCGCTCGCCGCCTGAGGAGACCTTTAACGCAGATGAAACACACCCTTGTCATTTGGGCGTTGCTCGTCGCGTCAACGGACGCGGGGCTCGACCCATGACAACCACGCAGACGCCGCGCATGCCCCGCTGGACGCTGGACACGCCGCCCGTGGCGGCCGCCATCCCTGAGCGGGCGATCCAGACCTCTATCATCGCCTACCTGAGGCTCAAACAGTACCATGTGCTCCGGCTGAACTCCGGTGCGTTGCCCAACGCCCAGGGCCGTCCGGTCCATATGCTGCCCGCCGGAACGCCCGATGTGTTGGCGATCAAAGACGGTCGGGCGCTCTTCGTGGAGGTCAAGCGACCGGGCAAGCGGCCGACGGCGCGGCAAGAGGCGATGATGGAGACGCTGCGCGGCTACGGTGCGCGCTGCCTCGTCGCAACCTCCGTGGAGGACCTCCAGGCGGCAGGGCTCTAACCTCTGTCATGCGCCCGGCCCCTTGGTCCCAGCCCTCTCGTCGCCTACGGTGACGTTAACAGAGACAATAGGCGTATCCACGCGGATCACACCAACGGTCCACGCCAGGCGGCGACACAGCGAAGGGACGGACACGATGACAGAGGGAGAGCCATACATCTACCTGGCGCTGACACGCGCCGAGGTCGAATACCTGAGCGACCAGACCAGCGCACAGAAACCACTGACACGCGACCTGTCCGTGCGCCTGGCCGGCGCCCTGGTCGAACTCGCGGCCGTGGACGCGCTGCGTATCGCGCACGGGTTGACCGTGACGATCCCAGCGGCGGACGCCGTGGTGTCCTCCGCTGAGGCCGCCTGATGGGTGTCACACCCCGGCCCGCCCGCGTCCCGCGGCGCGCCTGTGCGTCATGTGGGGCGCCCGCCGTGGCGTCGGTGGCGCCGGACCGACCCGCGCGGTTGAGTGTACGCGCGGCGCGGGTGCGCTGCGTGGAGCGCGACGGACGGCTCCTGATCGCCTGGCGCGCGGGTAGCACGGCCGACTACCAGGCGCTGCGGGCCGACTTTCGCGCCACCTTCCCCACGCACGGCGACACGACCTGGCGCGTCAAGGAGAGCGTGTGGAGCGTGCCCCTCCGACTCCGGGATCGGCTCGCTGAGTGGGTGAGCGCGCGCTTTGAACCCGGCTGCGAACTGGGCTACCTGCCGTGGGATGAGACCGCGCGGCCGGCCTATATGACCGAGGCGGGCTAACCTCCTCTCCTCCGACGCGCGTCCCTCTCTCGCCCGGCCCCTTGTGACGCGGCCAGGACTGGCCTACCCTACGCGCGCATGAGATGAGGCGACAGGCCATCTCTGGACACCGCCCCTGACTATGTGGGGCCGTTGCGCGCTGTCGGTGCGCGCTTACAGGTGGCCTATCGTCGTCTCGTCTCGTGCATCGTCGGGGGACGCGCGTAGATCTCTCCGCGCGGCAGCTGCGCCCGGCCCCTTGTACGTCGCGGATGTGTGGCCTAGCATCTGTCTATCCGCGTGATGTGCGGGGTATTGCGGAGTGTGGAGAGCCTATGCCGCGCTTGTCGGACAAGCAGATGGCCCGCCGTCGGGCAAAGGTGTACCAGGGCATCGTGGCCGGTAAGTCGCTGGGCCAGATCCGCGCTGAATTGGGCGTGTCCGATGACACCGTCGCGCGCGACCTGGCGGCCGTTGGCGACGACCTACTGGCTTGGGCCAGGCAGGAGTTAACGGGGACATTGGCCTATGTCGTCGCGAACTACAAGCTGATCATCACGGAGGCGTGGGAGAAGTATCACGAGGAGTGCCGCCGTGAGCGCGAGTGGTTGGAGGGCAAGTTCGATCGGACGGTCCAGGTGGCCGATCCGGTGGATGGCGCCCGCGTCGAGAGGAAAGCGCCCCCCTTCCGTGTGCTCAAGGTCGCGTGGCTCAACTCCATGCGCGAGACGCTCGCGCAGCTGGCGAAGCTGGGCTGCCTGAGCGAAGAGCGCGTGGCGCGACTACTCGACGCGGAGGAGGACGAGGACGAAACGGCGGACATGAGTGAGCGGAGCGAGATCGAATTACGGACACTCGTGGCGCGCGGCGAAAGGGGAATTGGCGCGGCGTGAGCTCGCCCGGCGGGGGCTGGTCGACTTCGGCCACTACGTCTACCGTGGCTTTGTCGCAAAGCCGTTTCACGCCCGGATCGCCGGGGCGCTCGAAGCCGTCGAGCGCGGCGAGATCACGCGACTGATCATCTCGGTCCCGCCGCGCCACGGTAAATCGACGCTGACGAGCGAGATTTTCCCGGCGTGGTTCCTGGGCCGCAACCCGGACAAGCGCATTATCGCTTGTTCGTATGCCGCGAGTCTTGCCCATCGTTTCAGCCGTAAGGCGCGTAATCTCATCGCCGGGCACACCTTCTCCGCGGTCTTCGGGGAGCGGGGCCGCCCCAGTCGCCTGAGCCTGCGCACCGATCGCACGCATAACGGGCGACCGTATGCGGTCGCCCTGGCCGACGACTCGCGCAACGTGGGCGAGTGGGACCTGGCGCCCCCCTACAAAGGCGGCTACACCAGCGCCGGCGTCGGCGGTTCGATTACCGGCAAGGGCGCGCACGTCTTGCTCATCGACGACCCCGTGAAGGGCGCGAAAGAGGTGGCGAGCGCCACGATCCAGGAGAGCATTTGGGAATGGTACTTGTCGGACGCCTACACGCGTCTCGAGGAGGACGGCGCCATCGTCATCATCATGACGCGCTGGAGCGAGGACGACCTCGCCGGCCGTGTCCTGCGGATGGCGGCGGCCGACCCCGACGCGGACCAATGGGTGGAACTGCGGTTGCCGGCGCTGGCGGAAGAGGACGACCCGCTCGGGCGACCGGAGGGTGCGGCGCTCTGGGAGGAAAAGTTCCCCGTGGCGCGTCTGGCGCAGATCGCCAAAGCGATCACGGCGCGGCCGTTCGCGGCGCTCTTTCAGCAACGGCCGGTCCCCGCCGGCGGCGACCTCTTCGAGACCGGCCACCTGCGGATCGTGGACGCGGCCCCCGCGGACGCCACGCGTGTCCGCTACTGGGACAAGGCGGGGACGCAGGGAGCAGGGGCTTATACGGCGGGCGTCCGCATGGCGCGCGGCGACGATGGGGTCTTCTACGTGGAGCACGTCGAGCGCGGCCAGTGGGCCAGCCATACGCGCAACCAGGTCATGGAGAATACGACGGGCCGCGACGGGCCAATGGTGACCGTGTGGGTCGAGCAGGAACCGGGTTCGGGTGGCAAGGAGTCGGCCGAGATCACCGTCAAGTTGCTCGCCGGGTCTGTCGTGCGCGTCGAGCGTGTGACCGGCGACAAGATCACGCGGGCACTGCCCTATTCGGCCCAGGTCAACGCGGGCAATGTGTGTCTGGTCAAAGGTCCGTGGAATCGGGCCTACATCGAGGAGTTGACGATGGCCCCTAACGGAAAATATTGGGATCAGATCGACGCCAGTTCGGGCGCGTTCAACAAGCTGGCGAGCGGCCCCGGCCGTCCCTCCATGCTCTTCGAGGATGATTTCTAATGGCCATGAGCGCACTGACGACGACGACAGGTCGCCTGACGCGTCAGGCCCGGACGCGTGTGGAGCGCGGCGCCCAGCACATCGCGCGCGTGCTCTCCGTCGCCGGCAAGGCCGCCCCGCGCCAGCGCGACGGCCGCGACGTGATTGACCTCCTCTCCTCGACGGGGATCGAGCGCGCCCGTCAGGGCAAGCGCATGGGCGACTACACGAGCTACCTGGGCGCGATTACGATCCCCAATGTGTATAAAGCGGCCTCCGTCATCGTGTCCAACTACGCCTCGGTTCCGCTGCGTGTCCTGGACGACGACGACACGGACGTGGATGTGCGCGACCGTGTGCCGGCGTTGCACGCGCTCCTAAAGGCCCCCAACCCCCAAACGCGCGGCCGCGCGTTCAAGCAAGCCGAATGCATGGATTACCTCCTCACGGGCAACAGCATCTGCGCCTACGACGACGTGGACGTGCCAGGCCGGCCGCACGCGCTGTTCCGTCTGCGGCCCGACCGCGTGCTGATCGCGCAGACGCAGGTGGGCAGCTTGGCCTATGGCTACCTCGTGCAGATGGGCCGCGACACGGAGACCCTCTGGTACGACGCCACGGAAATCCAGCACGTCAAGTGGTGGAACCCGCGGGACCCGCTATGGGGCCTGGGCGCGATCGAGGCGGGCGAACTGGGCATCTCCAAGGACCGCCTGATCAACGAGTTCACCTTCAACTTCTTCGATCGGGGCGCGATCGTGGACGGCGTGCTCTCCACGCCCAACCAGATCCCCGAGATCGATCGGCGCGCCATGATGGCCGATTGGCGTGCCATGCGCCAGGGCGCGCGCGCCAAGTTTCGCACGGCGATGCTCTGGATGGGCGCGACCTACACGCCCATCGCGTCCCCGCTCGGCGACATGCCCATCGTCGATTTGGCCAAGATGGGCCGCAACGAGGTGTTCGAGTTGCTGGGCGTCCCGCCGCAAATGGTCGGCGACTTCGACGGGACGAACTACCGCAACGCGCAGGAGGCCAATGCCTTTTTCTGGTCGGAAACGATCGCGCCGATCCTGGACCAGTTCGACGAGGATGGCTACACCCCGCTGGTCGAACGCTACGGCCCGTTCCACGCCGCGCACGAGAAGCGCGAGGTGATCGACCTGGCCATGCGTGCCGAGGCCGCGCAGAAGCTCGGCTCCGTGCCTGGCTTCTCGGTCAACCAGCTCTACGTGGCGGCGGGCTACGATCCGTTGCCGGACGATGACCCGGTGGGGCAGATGATCGTGATGCCCAAGGGCTCATCGCTGCTCACGCCAGACGCCGTGCTGGCGCGGGCGGAGGACACGCCAGCGGAGCTGGAGGAGGGCGACGACGCGGGACTCTTGCCGCCCGTACCGACGGTGACGCAAGATCCGGCGAGCCAGAGCCAAGCGGATCAACAGGCTCAGGGGGACGCCCAGCCAGACGCCCAGCCGCCCGCCTCCGGGACCGGGACCGGGACCGGTGGGAAGAGCTCGCCTGGGCGAGCGCCGGCGCGGACACGGACAAGACCGGCGACGCGCGCACAGACGTATCCCGACGCGTTGCTCTCGCCGCGTGCGCGGGAGGCGCAACGTCGGGGGCGCGTCGCGGGGCAACGGGAGCGACCGCCCGTCGTCGGGGCGCACGGACTCCGTTTACTCCCAACGGAGACAGAGACAGTCGCACAGCATAAACACCATGATGGATAGAACGGACTACGAGAAGCGCGCGTGGGCGGTGTGTGTCTGCGGGAGGAGGAGCAGGACGATACGCCGTGATGTTTCACCTGTTGGTGATGTGGCGATGCTCCTACCGCACTCAGAAGTCCGATCTATCCTTGAGCACGACGGATGGGTATTCACCGAGGATGGAGACGCATGGTGCCCCGCATGCGTCGCGGGTCATGGAAAAGGTTGACAAGATGAGCATCACCAGGAGGAGATAGGCTAATGGCACTCACGGGACAGGCAACGTCGGGTAACGCGCGTGGCGCGGCGCCGTCCGGCCGGAGCGCGGGAGACCGGCGCGTGAGCGGGCGCGCGCGTGGCGGTCCTCTGATCCTCTCTTGCCCGGCCCCTTGCCCGCCCGGTCTGGATGGCCGATTATCGGCGTGAAGCAGGCGGGACCGGCGTGCGGGTCCGCGAGACGGTGGACCCCGGTCGGATGGACCCGTCCACGATGCATCGTTGTTTTTGTTGTTTGTTTTGTCGATCACGTCACAGACGAAAGTAGGAGTCACCCATGCCCTCACCGCAAAAGCGCACACAGGAAGATATCTTCGCCACGCTGGGCACGTCGGGGTTCGCGGGCATCGCGGCCGTGGCCGCCGGCGCGGCGCTGACCGTGACGATCACGCCCGGAGCGTGGGCCGTCCTCCTGGACGGGACGGTGGTCGACGATCAGCTCGTCACGACGACTCTGCCCAACAACACCGTCAATGGCACGTATACCCTCTGGCTCGACTACACCTGGGGTGACGCCGACGTGGCGCCAGTGTGGAGCCTGGCCACGGTCGCGCCGTCGGCCAACGCCCTCGCGCTGGGGACCGTCACGGTCGCGGCCAACGTCATCTCGGCCGTGGTCATGAACCCGCCCGGCCTGGGCAACTATCCCCTGGCGGGCGCCTTCGCAACGGCCGCTCCGGCGGCGGGCGCGGGTGCGGCGCTGCCGGCGACACCAGCCGGGTACGTCACGTTGATGATCAACGGCGTGGCCCGTAAAGTCGCGGTCTATTAGGCGTGACGGACACGAGAGACACAGGAGTGGAGGGACAACGGATGGACGCGCGGGAGGACATGAGGCGGGATCGTGTCGCGCTGGGTCAGGGGCGTGTCGTACAGGTGCGTATGTCCCTGGCTCTACTCCAGGCACTGCTTACACAGGGCTGGGGGGGCTATGGTCCCTATGACGGCGCCACGTATGACGTGCGGTGCATCGAGGGGCTACCGGCCGACGCGTGTCTCGTGCGCGCGGCCGTGGACGAGGGCACGCGGGAACTGGTGCTCGTCGTCGTGCATCCGTCCTTCGCGCGGGTGCCGCCGGGCGCGCCCTTCCCGCCGTTCACGCCGCGCTATGAGCAGACCGTCCAGACGCCAGCGGCGGGACCCCCAGCGCCTGACGCGCTGCCCTCCGAGGCGGCGCCCGCGTCACGATCCCGGCGGGCACGCGTGGACGCGTCCACGGCGGAGAAAGGCGAACAGCTATGAAATTGTCACTGGCGTCCGGGCGCGTGGTCGATATGCCCGACGTGCCCGACGGCGCGACGATGGAGCCGCTGACCATCGACTTTGGCATCAAATCGACAGTCGAGGTCGAGATCGACGGGCAGATTGGCCTGCTGACCAAGGGCTACGCGTCGCGTTTTAACGAGACCGACCAGGACGGCGAGCACCAGGCGCGGGGCGCGTTCGCGGACCTGATGGACGCGTGGGCCGCCGAACCGGCCCCGATGGTCATCTTTCATCACGGCCTGGACGCGGCGCTCGGCGCGCGGCGCATCGGACGCGGCATCAAGGCCCACCTCGACAGCGAGGGTTTCTACGCCGAGACCTTCATCCCCAAGGACCCGGCGTTCAAGAACGTTGGCGCGCGGCGTCGCTTCGCGGAGGTCTACGCCGGCATCAAGGCGGGCACGATCAACGGCTACAGCGTGGGCGGCGGCTTCATCCGGGCGGGCAAGGCGTTGGTGCGCTGGGCCACGACGGAGTTGTCGATCACGCCCACGCCCTGCCTGGAAACGGCGACGTTCGCGCTGGGGCGCAAGGCGCTCATCGACGCCTACGGAGAGTTGCCACCGTCACTCTCCGTGGCCGATGGCGACGCCAACGTGGACGGTCAGGGCGAAGGTGATGATGACGGGCTCGTAGACCAGGCCACCCTGCCCATGCTCTCACGGCCGGCGTGGAGCCAGGCCATGTCGATGGCGCAGACGCAGGGTGACGAGTCTTTGCACGACCACCTGCTCTATCGGCCAGCGCACTTTCAGGGTGCGCACACGCCTGACTCCTGTCCTATCTGCACGATGCAGCGCCGGCGACAGGGGGTCAAGGCGGCCGCGCCGGCCAGGGCAGGCACGACCCCGACCGGTGGGGACGGCAAGAAGACGGCGTTGGCGGCGCTGCTGCGCGACCGGCCGGACCTGTTGCGGTCGGCGACGCAGATGCTCCAGGAGGTGGGGCACGGCGGGAAGATCGGCAAGCGGCACTCCAAGAAGGACCTGGAGGTCGTCGGGGGCATCATCTCCGTCCTGGAGACCCACTTCGGGCTGGGTGATGGCGACGGCGCCGCTGACGATGCCGATGACACAGGGACAGGTTCCGCGACCGGCGGCGCCGCGAGCTAGACGCAGTCCCGTGAGGGCGCGACACACAGACAGCCCCCACATGGCGGGCAGAGGAGAACGACGACAGTGGACCCTATCAAGCAGTTAGAGCAAGCCATTCAGTCCGCCCGCGCGCAATTTGCCAGCGCCGACGGCGACGCACGGTCAGCGCTGGAGGCTGAGATCGGCCAGAAGTCGGCCAAGCTCGCCGACCTCAAGCGTGAGCAGGAGCAGGAGTACACCAGCGAGCACGACGAACTGATCGCGCTGCGCCAGACGGTCAATGACCAGAAGATCCGCGAGCAAGCCAAGGGCGTCGCGACCATCGTCGCCCAGGGCGTCAAATCGGCGGCCGTCGCCGAGCAGGAGCGCGTGCGCGGCATGATCAGCGACGAACTCAACGCGGCGCTGGGCCTGGAGAATGGCTCCCCGCTCGACATCAAGGCATTGGTCGCGGGCGCGCTCGGCGATATCCGCACCGGCCGCAAGTTCCGCTACGACGCGCCCGAAGTTATTGATGGTGAGCTGGTGGACGATGACAATGACCCGGCGGGCGCCGGGTACGGCCAGGGCCGCGGTGGCGGTCGCAAGGCCACGTCGGCTGGCTACGGGTATGGCCCCCGCCAGGGTCAGGGGCGCACGAGCGCCACGGCGGGTAAAGCGTTCGTGAAGCCACAGGGCAAGGCCAGTTTCCCCGAGTTTGTGGCGGCGGCGTTCCGTGGTGATATCGGCCGCATCGCCGCGATTCAGGAGGCGCATGGCTATGATGTCGGCGCGGGCGGCAAGGCCGGCGGCCTGGGTCGCAAGGCCCTGGTCGAGGGCGGCGGCGCGATCAGCGCGGTCACCGGCCCCTCGGGCGGCTACCTGGTCCCCGTCGATTTCTCGACCGAGATGATCGAGCGGCTCTACGCCGAGACGATCCTGCGCGCCGCGGGCGTCAACATCCAGACCGTGACCTCGCCGCTGTATCGCCAGCCGCGCCTCTCCGGCGGGTCCAGCGCGACCTACGTCGGCGAGACCGCCCCGATCCCCTTGAGCCAGCCGACCTTCGATCAGGTCGCGGCGCAGTTGAAGAAACTCACGATCCTCTCGTCCATTTCGTCCGAGTTGGTCAACGACAGCGACCCGCAGGTCATGGACATCGTGAAAGAGGACATCGTGCGCGAGATCGGCCTGAAAGAGGACATCAGCTTCCTCACTGGTCCCGGCGGCGCGGGTATCCCTACGGGCATCCTCACGGCGGCCTTTGGCGGCCAGGTCATCCCCGACGTGCTTCCGGCGACCGGCGATGAGCCGTCCTATCGCATGGCGACGGGCATGTTCACGCAGCTCAAAGTCGCGAACGTGCCGATGAAACGCCAGTTCTGGCTGATGCACCCGTTGATGGTCGAGGCGTGGCAGAACGTTGTTGACGGCAACCTGCGTCCGCTGTTCATGGACTACATGGACGTGCAGGTAGGTGACCTCGTGCTGCAGCGGCCCGCCCTGTTCCGCCGGCCGATCTTCGAGTCCACACAGCTTCCGCTCGGGACCGTGGGCGGCAACCCCACCAGTTCGATCGCGTTGGTCGAGGCGTCACAGATCACCATCGTCCAGAAGGGCGAGTTGGAGATGAAGGTTTCCGACGAGGGCACGGCCGTGGACGGTAACGGCAATACCATCAGCGCCGTCCAGAATGATGTCGTGCTCGTGCGCGCCATCTATCGCCATGACATCTATGCACGCCATCCAGAGGCCGTTGTTGTGCGCAATGACGTGCGGTTGAGCTAGTCACACGATCGTCTGTGACGACAGAAAGAGCGGAGGCGCGGCGTGGCTGTGTATCTGGTCGTGCGTGCGATCGGGCCGGATTTCTGGCCCAATCGCCGCGCCGCCGTGGGACAGACCCTCGACACGGACGCGCCGGGCGTGTTTTGCCCCGACGCGCGCCGGACCCGCGCCCTGGTGGAGAGTGGCCATCTGACGCCGCTCTCTGACGAGCGCGACGGGGGCTCGGACGAGAAGACGGACACGGACAACCGAGCGGGCCAGGCGCTGGGCATGAGCGCCCCTGAGCCTGGGTGGGGAGCGCCGGGAGAGAGGGGACGGAGGGGACGCTAATGCTGCTCGATCGCGCGCACTTCGCGGCGCTGGCCAATCGTCCCGACGTGGCGAACGCGGCCGGCGCGTACCCCGACGTTTACCTGCTGCCACTGCTCCAATCCGTGGAGGATGAGATCGGCGCGTATCTGCACTATGCCCCGGCCTTGCAGGTCCACACCGCCGAGCAGGGGCCGGTGCTGTTCATGGAGTCGGGGGCCTACGCGGGGCGCTACGAGATAGAGTTGCAGCACCGTCCGCTGCCACCCGGTCCCGTCACCGTGGCTTTTACGGAGGTTCAGTTGACGTACGCGCTCGCGTTCACCGCGCCCTCGGACGTGCTCCTGACCTACCTCACGGTGGACCACGGCACGGGGCGCGTCTACGCGTTGGCGCCGGGCCTCTCCGACGCGCTCGTGGGGGCGGGCTTTGGCTTTCAGTACGGTCCGTCACTCGCGCCGGGCTACGCCACGGGCTATACGGCCACGTACGTGGCGGGGTACACGACGGGCATCGCGGACCCCACGCCGGACGGCACGACGGCGACGTCGTACCACGCGCCGCTCCTGCCGGAGGATATCCGGGCCGCCGCCGTCTCCCTCGCGCGGGAACGGCTCATGTTCGACCAGGCGTTCAACGCGCAGACCGACAATCCCTTCGCCGGCTTCCTGGTGCGCCGGAAATCAGCCGACCAGGAGGAACAGTATCAACAGGTCGGGCGCAAGGGCGGCATCGCACCCGTGCTGGGCTACGGCTCACCGCTCGCGCAGGCCGCGCAGAACCGTTTAGATAAATTGGTTCGCACCACCGTCGTCACGCTCCTGTAGCATGACCAGAGACACGACAGACAGATGACCGACAGATGACGGGCAGAGCGCCCCGAGAACGCATCATTATAGAGGAGAGCACACCCATGGCTGACGACACCACCACCACGACGCAAGATCCCACGACCGTGACCGCCGCGCCCGCCGCGCCGGTTGTCCCCGCTCCGGCAAGCGCCGCCACTCCCACGGCTACCGTGGCCGGCAACGTCGTGACCGAGGCCGCGGCTCAATCCGCCGCCGCGCCCGGCGTGCTGACGGCCGCGAACGTCTACAACACGGGACCCACCGGGGAGCCGGTCGGTCCCGAAACGGAGGCGTCGCTCGACTGGCGTCGGGGCCTTGACCATATTCGTGAGACGCTGGCCACGGACGGTCACACGCTCTCGCACGCGGCGGAGGAGTTCGTCCGGCGCGTCCTGGGTGAACTCTATCAACATGAGCAAGGGGGGCCACCGGCCAGCCCGGCCGCGCAGGAATTCGCCACGACCGTGACAGGGACGCCGTCCCAGGAGACGGCCGACTATCTCAACGCACAGGGGATCGCTCTGCAGAAGACCGAGGGACACGGCCTGCTCAATAGCGGCGGCTACGCGGTTTAATCGTGTTCCTCCCGAACGCCGTCGCGCAACAAATCCGAGGCGGCGCGCCACTGGGCGCGCCGCGTCCGGTGCAGGTGATCTATCCGTCGCGCGACGAGGTGATCGCCGCCGGCGGGGCCACGATCCCCACGCATGTTCGTGACACGGCGACGGTCGATTGGGTCGCGGGCGATCGGCTAACCATCCTCTCGCTCACGGGCTTCACCGCGTTACCCGAGGTGGCGAGCTACCGCGTCAAGACCGTGACGCGCATGCCCGGCTTCCTGCCGGCGACCGATCTGGAACTCGTGGGGGGGCTGCAATAATGGCCGCGTCCATCCGCGTCGATACCCATCAGATTACCCTGGCCGCGTCCATCCTCCGGCGCGAAGGCCGTCGCCTCAACCCGGAGCTGCGCGTGGTCGTGCAGGGCATCCTCAAAGACGCCAAGACGGCGATGATCGCCGCCACCCCACGCGCCCAGGACACGCCGGCGACCCCACCGGACAAGGCGCACGCGCGGGATCAGTGGTTCTACCGGACCAACGGCGCGGGCGAGGGCTACCTGGCCAACCCCGCGCCGTATCTGCCCTTCCAGTTCACCGGCACGCAGGCCCATTTCATCGCGCCCATCGCCGGCCGGGTGGGAGCCAATGGACGCCCTGGCGCGCTCAGGTTTGCTCTCCCAGGCGGGGGCGCGTTCGCGTTCAGTCGGGGCCATGAGATCAGCGGCGTGCAGGTCAACCAGGGGTTGGTCGACGTGCTCACGGCCCAGCGCGTCATGGCCGAGCGGCGCGTCGCGGCGACGGGCGAGGCCGTGCTGGTGCGCACCCATGTCGCGCTGAACGCGCTGGCAGGGAGCACGCCATGAGCTTCAACGACACACTCACGACCCTCACCACGGTGCTGACGCCGCTGCTGGCGCCGGTGCCGGTGTTTGACCGTCCCTTTGACATCGACAATCCGACGTTGCCTAGCATCAACTTCTTCCTGATGGACCTGCGCACCAAGCAGGTCTGGCCCGGCAACCGGGGCCAGATGGACGGCAACCCGGAGCAGGAGCAGAACCTGTACGGCTTTGTCTACCTGCACGCGCCGGCCAGTCTCGTCGGCGAGACCAAGACCCAGGCCGTCACGGACATGTACCAGACCGTGGCCGCGCTCGACGCGGCCTTTGCCAAACGCTCGGTCTACCTGCTGACGGACCCCGCCAACGCCAACACGCCGCGCGTGATGTCCTGCGGCGACTCTTTCGATGTCCACTTCGACCCGATGGGGCCATACATCCGCTATCTCGATCAATTATTTATCGGCTGCTACGGGCGTGTGAGCGTCCGTGAGATCTTCACCGACGTCATCTACGACGTCTAGTTTTGTTGACATAAAGGAGTAGATGCAATGAACGTGACGAACAGCGCCGGCGCCGTCATGCGCACGCCGACCATCCAGCCCGAGGAGTGGCAGCCCGGCGAGAGCCGCGACCTGCCCGAGGCCGAGGCCCGCGCCCTCGCCACGAGCAGCACGTTTACCCTCGCCGACGCCGCGGCCACGCAACCGACGCCCGCGCAGCCTGCCCAAGCCGCGCCCATTGAGGCGCCACCCACGCCGGTCGAGTCGGCCCCGCTGGGCCAACCGCAACCGGAGCCCACGCCCGCGCCGGCCGATCCGTCGCCCATCGCCTCCGCTGAGGCGCCGGCGCAACCCGCGCTCTAAAAGGTCCAGAGGAGGACACAGATTATGACAGTATTCGCACCGAGCGT